GGACCCAGGTCTGGGCGCAAAGCTGGGCGCAAAGCTGGACCCTTGTTCAGCCGCCCAGGTTTGACTTCCACCTCGATTCCGTGGTATTCAAGAGAGCCATCCAGAACACTCTATTCTCCAGAGAACTGGTAGGCCGTTTGGCCTTGGTGAGTTGATGCGAGATTCCCGGTATGCCCATGCCGGGTTTTCTCTTTTAAATCAAGGAGTTATTGGATGGCTGCTACAAACGGGTTCCCGGTACCCCAGAAAAAGCCGCAAAAACGAGTCCTCTCGGGCCGCTCGGTGGTGTTTGCCATCGACGGTAAGGAGAGGCCATATCCTGTTTATCAGTTCAGCAATCGCAGTTTTATTGAGCGGCCGAATCACAATCCGTTTAAGGGACTCTGATGCCACACCCCAAGATCCGCGCCAACAGGAAGAAGACACCGAGCGGTAAGCGCAAGAACCCGGTCACGCCGGAGAACTGGAAGGTGTATCTGCAGTGGTTAGCCAATGGTGGTACGAGGCAGGAGGCCGCGGTGGCGGCGAGTCTGTCGGTGCAGACCGTGAGGGCGCACTGTATTACGGAGCCCAGTGCGATGACGGAGATCCGCGCGGCCGAGCGGGAGTGGATCCGGAGGGACTGGCCGATTGAGCGGATTGATGAGTTCTTGGTGCAGGTGGCCAGCGGGAAGACGAACGTGGACGCGGCGAAGGCACTGGAGATGATGGACGGGGAGTTGAATCAGTTGATGACCATCATATTGCACGATTCGAGCATACGGGAGATGTATGACGAGGCGCGGAAACTGCAGTGTGAGACCTGGGCGGATGAGATGATCGAGATCTCGGATCAGACGCAGGGAGATCATTTTGTGGATGACCAGGGTCGGCTCCGGGTAGATCACGACAGTGTGAACCGGGCGAAGCTGAAGATCGGAACCCGGCAGTGGCTGATGTCGAGGCTTCATCATGAGCGGTTCGGGGATAAGTTGACCCAGAAGCACGAGGGTGAGCTGACGGTGAATCACCATGATGTGTTGGACATGGCGCGTAAACGTAAAGAGGCAGCACAGCAAAAAGCGGAACAAATGCGAGATAATGCGATGAGAGAGGATCAGGGCGAGCCACGGGTGCACTGATGAACCTCGCGCGCAAGATCTCGCCGCTGGAGTTCGAAGAGGAACTTGCCGCTGATATCGCAGAGTTTTATGATGATCCGCTCGGATTTATCATGTATGCCTTTCCTTGGGGTGAGAAGGATGGGCCGCTGGAGGAGTTCGACGGACCGGACGACTGGCAGACTGAACAACTGATTCGCATCGGTGAACAGTTCAGGGAGGATCCATTATGCACAATACGCGAGGCCACCGCGTCCGGCCACGGTATCGGAAAAAGTGCCGAAGTAGCCTGGATTGTCTTATGGGCTATGTCGACAAGGCCGCATTTGAACGGTGTCGTTACTGCAAATACCTTACCACAGCTGAATACGAAGACTTGGCGCGAGCTGGCGGTATGGCACAAAAGACTGATAAATGAACACTGGTTCAAGTGGAGCGCGACCAAGTTTTATCACAAGACCCACCCCGAAACGTGGTTTGTCGCTGCGGTTCCTAATACTGAGCATAACTCGGAGGCGTTCGCCGGACTGCACGCGACCCATGTCTTGGTTATCTACGATGAGGCTTCTGGTATTCCTGATAAGATATGGGAGGTCTCGGAAGGCGCGATGACCACACCCCGGGCGATGTGGTTCGTCTACGGTAACCCGACCAAGAACACCGGGCGCTTCAGGGAATGTTTCCACTCGGACAAGCACCGCTGGTTTACCCGGCAGATCGATTCCCGTCAGGCCAAGATGACCAACAAGGCAGAAATCTCGGAGTGGGTAGACACCTACGGCGAGGATTCTGACTTTATCCGGGTCCGCGTCCGCGGGGTCTTCCCCCGGACCGGCGACATGCAGTTCATCAGCTCGGATCTGGTGGATCGCGGCATGTTGTGGGAGTGTCCGTACGAGGCACACTTCCAGTTGCCGGTACTGATGGGCGTTGACGTCGCGCGCTACGGGGATGACAAGACCGTCATCACGGTCCGCCAGGGCCGTAAAGTACTGGAGCAGCGGAAGTTTCGAGAACTGAACACGATGCAGGTGGCCACGATGGCGGCAGACACGATTCGGGAATTCCGGCCTGCCGCGGTCTTTGTGGACGGCATCGGGGTTGGCGCCGGGGTGGTGGATCGCTTGCGGATGCTCAACTACGAGATTATCGAGGTCAACGCCGGGGTCAAGGCGGATGACGAGGATACCTATTTTAACAAGCGCGCGGAGATGTGGGACCGCATGCGGCAGTGGCTGCGTGACGGTGCGGATCTGCCGAACGACGCCGAGCTGCGCGCTTCCCTGATCGGCATCGAGTACTCCTTTGATGGTAAGGAGCTGATGCGGATGGAAAGGAAACAGGACATGAAGAAACGCGGCCTGGACTCCCCGGACGAGGGAGACTCGCTCGCGATGACCTTTGCGGAAAGCATCGGTGACTACACTAACAACTGGTTCGAGCCGGAGGATTCGTTCGATCCGGAATACGAGGAGATGTATGCATGAACACGGTAACGGATGCAAAGAATCAAATGATGATCACGGTAGTAGTGATCGTCCTGATCGCACTGGGGGCTTGGTATTTACTTGCCGAACCCAAAGTCGCGGTCAAAATCTACAAGCACCGCGAGAGCGGAAATTTAATTTATTGCCGGACAGGTGAGCTGAACGATGAGTTTCACGACTACCAGGGTGAAGGCAAGATCGCGGAGAGCAAAGCGGTTGAATGCTGATGAAGGGTATTAATTACTGGAGGATCCATGACAAGGTACTTGCCGCGACGCAGCGTGTCGCATCGGTCTCGATGGCCGAAGCCATTGGCCCCGCGGGGAGACACGACGTCGAGAGAATTAGTCGAGGCGAAGCCCGACGGCTCCGTGACCAGAAAAGCTATCCAGTTATCATTTGGATCCGCGAGCCGTTTGATCGAGCGGCCTGTGCTTACGCTATCTGGAGTCATGAAAGAACCGGACTGATGCCGGACGAGTTCGCGCACAAGATCATGGCAGAGACAAATGCTCACTTCTCACCCCAGGTGGCACTGCATACCGTGCCGGGGGTGGGTTTTTTACCAACCCGGGTTTATGCCTTCGAGGATCTGGCCGAGACCTGGGCCGAAGAATTTCCGGATTATCCGCTGCCCCATTTCAATCGAAACGATACGCGGATGTCTCGTGATGAATTCGTGCATAAGCTGGGGCTCGACATACACAGTGATCTTGAGGACCACTATGCCGAGGACCAGCTCATGCACGTACTGGCGGTAAACCACCCGGGGGTGCTGATCCATGACGCAGCCTGAATCAGCCGAAGCGCCGGATATCTGTACCCTGTGTAACGGGGAGTTCAGCCTCGAAGACGAGGGCGGTATCTCGGGTACGCTCGGGATGCTCCCGTGTTGTTTTTGTCCAACCTGCCACGCGGGGCTGTTCGATCTCTACGATCAGATGTATGGCAAGGAATACTACGATTGTCTTGAAGAGGACGATGATGGACCGAAAGCAGCGTAACGATGAAATCATCAAGAACTTCCTGTATCCCAAGCGGGTACTGGCGGAAGAGGTGCTGCACAAGAACCCGGATGCCAAGATACTGCCCTCGCTCGGGGATCCCGGGAAGCTGAATATCGACGACATGGTGCCGATATTTCACAAACCCTGTCGCCGGGTGGCGTTCTTTTACACGCACAAGCCCAAAACAGGTGAGCTGATGATGGCATCCCGGGCCATGTATGCAAACGGATCCCAGCCCGAGCGCAACCAGAAGATGGTTTGCGGCGGTTGCGGGGCGAAAATAGATTACGAAGACGAGCTGATTATATGAGAACTGGACGCGTTCGAAACTATCGACACGAGTACGACAGCTACCACGGCAAGCCAGCGCAGATCAAGAAACGAGCGCAAAGGAACGCCGCGCGCGCCACCCTGGCGAAGACAGGGGCCGTCAAGAAAGGTGATGGCAAGGTTGTCGACCACAAGAACCCGATCCGACGGGGTGGCAGTAACGCCAAGTCAAACCTGCGTGTCAGAACACGCAGTGCAAATGCGGGATGGAGAGAATGAGCGCACCACTGATATTGCCTAACAGAAACGGCCGCTACGGCCGAGAGATCTCTGAGGACTACAACGAGATCAATCTGTTGGAGACCGACGATACCAAAATAGCAAAACTCGAAATGTGGATTGCGAAGGGCGTTGGTGATACGCTAGTAAGGCACTACCCCAACCGAGAGTGGGGCGTGAAGGTGGACCTGTTTGGGCAGATGTTAATAATCGTCTGCGATTCAGTATCCAACGAAAAGGGTTACCACATCAGCATGGTGGGTAGATCACTTCACGACCTGCAAGAAAAAGCAAAATATGCAGCAGGCGAGATCCTTGAACGTCACGGGATCACGCGTGGTCGTATTGTGGATGAGGATATTTTTGAGACGTTGAAACGTGACCATGGCGATAATGTCATAACACCGGATTCAGGGGTTGATTAATGGCAGGACCAATACCATCAGGCGGACAAGGCGACCGGAATCCGGAATTTGTCGGTACGGATATGAATCATCCGACATCACCCGGTGCATCGATGTCACCAGATGCGATTGCCGACAACGAGCGATTCGGTAAAAGCGGACCGGCCTACTCGCGCAACCCCGACCAGTTGCCGCCGGGGGATACGCCATCCAGCGACAGTGCCGGTGGAGCGGCTTATGCTGATTCTGACGATACTGGTCTGGAAGAGAACACCAGCGATGTGGATCGCACTTCCTGGCTGATCGCCAAGGCCCACGAGATCTATACAACTTCGACCGACTATGTTGATGCCAATATCACCAACACATGGGAAACCAATCTTGCCCACTGGAACAATGAGCACGCACCCCAGAATAACTTTAGACGCGTCGACTGGCGCCGGAGCCGGGTATTCCGTCCGAAGACCCGAGCCGCGACCAAAACTGCCGAAGCCGCCCTTACCGTTGCCGCCTTCTCAACCCAGGATGTAGTTGATATCCAGCCCGAAGATGACCGGGATCCATTGCAGCGTGCCAGTGCCGCGGTCAACAAGGCACTGATCGACTACCGGCTCGACCGGAGAATGCCGTGGTACCAGACCGCAATCGGTGCCTACCAGTCCACCAAGGTTTACGGCCTGTGTATCTCGATGCAGTACTGGCGCTACGAGGCGGATACTGATTACGAACCGGCTTTCATGGATGACGGATCCCTGATGACCGATGATGACGGGGCGCCAATGGGTTACGAAGTACCCATCGTGCGTAAGGATGAACTGGTCTGTGACCTGATCGCGCCCGAAAATTTCCGTTTCGATCCGATGTGCGACTGGCGCGATCCCTGTGGCACATCACCTTACCTGCTGTACATGATGCCGGTTTATGCCGGTGAGGCACTGGAAAAGATGGAATCCGTCGACAGGAAAACCGGCGAACCTCAATGGAAACCACACCCGCTGGGCGCCCTTCTGGCCACCCGGCGCAAGAATTACGACCGCACGCGTCAGGCGCGCGAGGGCCGGGAAAGGATCGATCCGGCAGATGAACAACACGGAAACGCCTATACCACGCTGTGGGCCCACATGAATATCGTCAAGATCAATGGTACGGATTATGTGTACTGGACGATGGGCACCGAGCTGCTACTGACCGACCCCGTCAAACTAACCGAGGCATTCCCGCACCTACAGGAAGGCGAGCGGCCTTTTGTCGTGGGATTCTCTTCCATTGAAGCATTCCGTAACTACCCGGCAGGTGATGTCGAACAAAGCTCGGGGCTGCAGGAAGAGATTAATATCATCGCCAACCAGCGTATCGATAACATCAAGCTGGTGCTCAATAAGCGGTATTACGTTCGCCGCGGTTCTCAGGTCGACCTTGATGCTCTGGTGCGGAACGTCCCAGGTGGCGGTGTCATGATGAACGATCCAGAGCGCGATGTGAAAACGGTGAATACACCAGATGTCACCCAGTCGAGCTACATGGAGCAGGATAAACTCGCACTCGAATTCGATGAGCTGGTGGGTAATTTCTCACAAGGCTCGGTCGAGGCGAACCGGCAGGGTGGCCAAGCCACGCTCGGCGGCACGGCCATGATGAGCCAGACAGCCGGATCCTTGTCGGATTACGGGCTGCGCATTTTCTTCGAGACGTGGATGGAGCCGGTCTTGAAACAGTTAGTCAAGCTGGAGCAGATGTACGAGAACGACGGTACCATTATGGCCCTCGCCGCACAAAAAGCTCAGCTGCTATTACGTTACGGAATCTCCGACGTTACGGACGCCTTGATCCGCCAGGATCTGACTATCCGGGTTAATGTCGGCATGGGTAACACAGATCCGATCCGCCGGGTTGAACGGTTACTGTTCGGCATCGAGAAGACCGCGGCACTACCGGGGATGGCTGAAAAGCTCAAGAGCGACGAGGCCAGCAACGAGATTTTCGGGGCACTGGGTTATCGAGATGGATCGCGTTTTTATATGTCAGATCAGGAACTGCAACAGAAGATGCAGGAAGCTGGGGATCAAACGCCACCGGAGGTCAAGCAGAAGCAGGAAGAGATTCAGATCCGGCGCGAAGACAACCAGCTCAGGCATCAGCGTGAACTGATGAAACTCGACATGGAAGCCCAGCTTGGGTTTGCGCGATTAGCGTTAGAGAAGGAGATGACACTGGAAAAGCTCTATATGACGTTAGGGCTTGAGAAACAAAAGCTGGTGAAAGACCGGCAGGAAGCCGCGACCCGCGAGAATAACAAGATCGCGGAACTTTCACTGGCACAGGCAACCGGTTCGGGGATTTGATATGCCTCTGACGAAAAAAGGTAAGAAAATCATGGGTGCCATGCAGTCCCAGTATGGCGCCAAGAAAGGTGAACAGGTATTTTACGCATCGCGAAATAAAGGACGTATCTCGGGCGTGGAAAAGGCCACCGGTAAATCACATCGAATTGACGGCGCCCATCGCGGTGGCCGCACACGCACACGAGGTAATTAACATGGCAGGTATGTTAGGCAAAGCAGTATCACGAGCAACACGAGCCGCGCGAGGTCGAGGAAAGAAGAAAGGCGCCATCGGTCGAATAGCAAAGAAAATAGACTGGAGAAAGCGCAGTGGTTTCGGTGGTATGGCACCTCGCGGTGGCAAACGTAAAGAACCGGAAATGAGAGCTTTTGGCGCATCGAAACCTAAATCGCGAGGGCCGAAAGCCGCAGCACCCAAACCGCGCAGGCCCAGACCGCGCAGGGCCGAAGAAGCAAGACCCAGTCCTTTTAGCAGATGGGGCGAGGGTATGATGGGCGGTCCCAGCAAAACCCAGTTACAAGACAGGGGCTCGCACGATGTAGCCCGGAAAGCCAGATTCAGGCGTGGAGGTGACAAGTAATGGCGGAAAAGAATCCATTTAGCGCAGTCGGTGCAGCTCAGAAGCTGCAACGCAGACAGGGCGAAGTCAAAGCGGCGATTGAAAAACAGACCGGTAGCAAGTCAAAGAAGAAAACGAAAAGAGTGACGCGCAAGAAAGGCGCGACGACTTATGCCGAGGCTAAACGAACCAAGCACAGAGGCTCGGAAGGTGAAGTTGCCTACGGCCAGAGAATGGGGCCGAGCCCCATGGAAACGAAACGGAAGTCCCGTTTCAAAGAAAAGAGTAAGAATTAGATATGAGCCAGGGTCAAGCGTTCGACTACTCCGCAGTTGAGTTTATCAACGAACAGGAGCGTGAATACTTCGCCGAGGCACATCTGGGCGAGCAAGTCAGAGACTTTCTCGTCAGTCCGGTCGGCCGTTACCTGCACGGCCGCGCCAAGCAGACCATCAGTGAATGCAAGGACAAACTGGCAGACCTAGACCCGACCGTAAAGGGCGGTATCGCACAATGGAAAGCCATTAAGCAGGACATGGCCAACGCGGAAGCATTTATGAAATGGTGCGCGGAGGCAATCGTAAACGGTGATAACGCAGCGAGACAGCTGGAGGAATATCGAGAATGAATGAAGCCACCCAACAGGGCGCTTCTGCTGAAGATTTAGACCAGCAGGCTGCGCCACCCGAAGAATCGGCTACCCCTGAGGCGCCGGTAAACCCTCGTGACGCTATTCTTGACAGTATAGACGAGCAGATCGACCAGCAACGCCATCAAGAGCAACGGGCGTATCTTGAAGAGAATGCGGAGGAGCTGGGCATGGCTCCACCGCCGCCCGAGCCGGATCCTAGAGCGGACGGTGCGCAGGCTGTAGAGCCGATGCACCCACCCGCGGAACCGGTTAATCCGTTGCCGGAAGAGCTGCAAGGTCACGAGATGGCGGACTACATTGTGATGCACAATGGTGAGCCGCACATGAAAGCAAAAGTGCATGGTGTAGATAAGTTAATACCGATGGCGCGCGTGCAACAACAGGCGCAAAAACTGGAAGCCGCAGAGGTCAGCCTGCAGCAGGCTTCCCAGATGCAGAAAGAACTTCAGCAACGCGAGGAGTGGATACGGCAAAATGAAGCTGCTCTACAGAATCGCATGACTGAGCTGACCACGGCACCACCCGACCCGGGCGTACCAGAAGAAGAACTCGTTGGTGAAGCCAAGGAGATTGTATCAACCCTCTTTCAGGGGGATGAAGATACAGCAGCAACGAAGTTGGCACATTTACTTAAACGGTCCCAGGTACCGGTTAACCCCGCCCCTGCGATTGATACCACCCAAATTGTCAACCAAGCCGCTGCAGTAGCTGTTAGCCAGATGACTGAACGGGAACGCACCCAGGACGCGCTCGATGGACTTGAACAGTTCAAGACCGACTATCCTGAGATTATGGCTGACCCGAATCTGTACAACATGGCTGACAACATGACCGACATGATTGAGGCCGAGCATCCTGACTGGTTGCCGTCTCAACTCATGTTGGAGGCCGGTAAGCGGACGCGGAATTGGCTCGCACAACAGAAAGGGGAAGCCCCTTCTGGCGGACCAGCACCGCAACCGTCTGCCGAAAACGATCCATCCCGGCAAGAACGGAAGGATAATTTGGTTCGAATCCCGAACCCTGCGCTTGGTGCGGTTTCCCCGCATGGCGCGACCGAGGAGCCTGTACAGACTCCGAGTGATGCGCTAAACGAGATCAGGGAGTCGAGAGGACAACCTGTTTAATTTAGGAGACTACTATGGCAGGCCAAGTTTGGCAGACCAGTGCATTAGGTGGTTTTATGTGGGCACCCAACCTGTCCCGTAAACTGCGTACGGCACTACAACCCATGGTACGCTTCCGCCAGTTCTGTGACGCTCGTGAAGCGTTCGGTTTGGGTAAGGGTGAAATTTTTAACTGGAACGTCTATTCAGATGTTCAGACACAGGGTGGTACCTTAGCAGAAACGCTGACCATGCCTGAGTCGAATTTCCTCATTACCCAGAACGCTCTCACCATCACAGAGTATGGCAACAGCGTACCTTTTACGAAGAAACTGGATGATCTGTCTGAGCATCCGGTAACTGAGATCATCCACAAAGTGCTGAAGAACGATGCACGGAAAGCTCTGGACGCGGCAGCGAATGCCCAGTTCGAGCTGACTCCGATTCGCGTTGTCGGTACTGGTGGTCCTCCGGTTACGGGTATCACAGTCACAACCAATGGTATACCTGCGGCTGCACCATCCGGTAACTTCAATAACGTAGCAGCCAAGTTGATTGCTGATGAAATGGCGGAACGTGATATTCCGACTTTCGACGGTAATAACTACATGGCGATTGCTCGCCCGAGCACCTTGCGTGCTTTCAAAGACGATCTGGAGTTAATTCACCAGTACGTTTCCGAAGGCTGGCATGTCATCATGAATGGTGAGAAAGGTCGCTACGAGGGGATCCGTTATTGTGAACAGACCAACATTCCAAACGAAGGTTGGGCTGTTTCTGACGGTATCTTTTTCTTCGGCGCTGACACAGTTGTGGAAGCGTTCGCAATTCCCGAAGAGATTCGGGGCAAAATCCCAACTGACTACGGTCGGTCTCGGGGTATCGCATGGTATGCAGAACTCGGTTATGGACTTGTCCACACCGATGCAGATCAAGCGCGTATCCTGAAATGGGATTCAACTGAATAAGGGGGTGTAATCATGCCAGGACAATTTTATGATAACGCCATCCAGACTCAACATGAGGCAGCAGCGGCTGACTTTTCAGTAGCTGCAACCGTGTTCTCCTTTGTGGGACCAACGGGCCGTTATGGTCGAATTCTGGATTTCACCCTTAACGTGACCACGGCATTCACTGTCGCGGACACCAGTGTTGATATTGGTGAGAACGGCGGTGACGTCGATGCTCAACTTGCTGCAGGCATTATCGCTTTTACAGGATCTGCCATTGGCGACAATATCAGCGTCGGTACCGCACAGCAGTATGCTGATGGTATGGATATTAACCCAGACGCGACTACAGACGTTGTCAGTGACGGTGGTTCAACTGCCGGTGCCGGTGATGCCCGTGTTCTCGTCGCTTGGTGGTAGGAGGAAATAGCTATGTCTATGAATGGCGCAGGCGGACCTACGGGTCCGGAGCCGGGCCCAGGCGCGTACATGCCGAAGGATCACAAATCGACAACGGTTCGTGGTTCATTTATGCGGATGGAAGGTGCGAGCATCCAGTACGGATTGAATTCCTATTCGGAGTTTGATTCGGAAGCTCTCTCGTTCCCTCGCTATAACGGCACTCGTGACCCTATGTCAGGTAATGCTCCTGAGCGTCCAGATCCCTACTCGGACGGCGCTTATAGTGTTTCTGGGAAAGGTCACTCTTTCACCATCTGTTAAAGATGACCCCGGGGTCTTCGGACCCCGGGGGTTTTTAAGGAGAAAGTTATGGCATACGACAATGCAC